AGTCTGCTCACCCGCATTCAGCGTTCAAAACGCGAAAAGTTATCTTGTTTTGCTATCTATACGCTCGATTTGGTTATAGATTTCCACGAGCGGTCGAAGCGCAATCCGTATTGTTTCCCGCTCATCATTTCGCCAATCCGCAATCGGCTTTTTGTTCCACAAATCTTTTAAGGACTTTTGTAATTTGTCTGCGTGATTTAGCCAATGGTTATTTAGTTCGGTCGTTCTTTCGGGATCATTTTCTCCTCGCAACTGAGAAATGTGAGGCGGCAAAATACCCACAATTTGCGCACCAAGTTTTGCGACATCGGAGGGCCATAGTTCCAATTCCAATTGTTCACGGTTTCTGGAAAGGTGGATTGCCTTTTCCGCCATCGTGGATTCAATGCCGAGTGAAGAAATCCATTCCGCCTTGTCTTTTATATGGTCGCGGCCAAGCAAAAGATATTGCCCGACATCGGCCATTTTGAGAATGGCGGCGCGGGCATTTGTTTTTGCGGATGCGGCGAGGCGGTTTGCTTCGGCATAAGCCTCTTTGATCTGTTGCTCAATCGCCTGCAATGTCTGTAATTTTTTTTCTGTTTCCATTTGTATTTTTATAGGTTTGTTTTGCCATTTCCGTTTTTAGGGCGGTCGAGGGAGGAAGCCCTGTTTGCTCTAAAAAATCCATCGCAACTTTTGAGATAGCCGCCTTGGTGACATTTGTCTTCCTTGCGGCTTCTAACATTGTCGTTGCGATTATTATGGGATGCCCAATGGCGAATGCGATCCCGTAAAGAGTTGGAGATTTGTGGTAACCATGGTTGAACAAAAACTGAACAACCTTGTTAATAATCCCAAGCATATGCTCGGATGCCTCACGATATTGGTTGGACTCGGATAATAACAGAGGAAAGTCCTTTGGATCATCAAAAGAATAAAAATCTTGTTCGTATGATGCTTCATTCCATTGGGAGGGATCACGCTGATTTTCCATGAGTCGATTTTGGGGGTAGACGCTATCTATCAAGAAATTTTGCGATGTCGCCTCGCATTGCAACGGGTGCGGTAACAAACCTTTCTCCGTTCCTATTTTTCATAACACGCATTAGGCAATCTGGATGATCGGAGTGGTCAATATGTAAAACATAATCTGCGTGATGTCCGATGGCTCGGCTTTCGCGCAACTCTCCGCTATCGTTTAACTGCGAGGCTGTCAATACGCAAATATTGTATTTGTTGGAAATAATTTTCAAACGCCTTACAATTTCGCTCACTTGTTGCTCTCGGGTTTCAGCAGAAGCGGAAGAACACAATTGGATATAATCGACAACAATAAAATCACATGGTTGCGTTTTACAAATTGACTCGATGACATCAATCTCGGTTATGCTATCGAAGATTGTAAGCGGGAGATTGGCGATTTCAGAGATTGCGTTGAAAGTTGCGAGAGCCTGTTGCTTTGTGGGGTTGCTATAAAGTGGCAAGCATCTTTCGCCGGATTTACAAGAAACAATCCGAGATAGAATTTGATTTGAAGACATCTCAAGACTGAAAATAATCCCCCGATAATTTTCTTGCGTAGCAGAAAGAGCGACTTGAAGAAGGGCTATGCTCTTCCCGCCGCTCGTTTCGGAAGCAAAAACAATAACGGAAGGTTTTTCAAATCCTCCACCCAGCACCGAATCCAAATTGCGAATACCAGTTTTTAGTCGAATAGGAGGCGTTTTACTTTCCAAGAAATTGAGCAAATCTTGGCATTGATTTTTTATCGTTGATTGTGGTTTCGGCTCGGTTTCGGATTCTGAAAATGCTTGCGCAAGTTGCGCTAAATCGGCTCGCATCTCAAGAATATCGTTTCTGGATTTGTCAAGGGTCTGTAAAACCTTGCGATATTTTCTTGACTTTATCATTTCGGCTCGGAACTCCAGAGCAGAATAAACATCTCCGACAGGATACAAAGTAAAAGCCTCGGTAACGCCTTGGTAACCTCCGACCTCATCTAAACCGCCATTACTCTCAAGATAAGCTTGAAGTTTGAAAAGGTCGCTTGGTTGTCCTTGTTCGTGTAGTTTTTTTGCGGCATTAAACAGAACCTTGTTGGCATGGGAAAAAAACATATCTTCATCCCATATGGTGGCATCAAGAGTTGCGTAATTTTGAAGGATAATTGAAATCGCGGCTTTTTCTGCGATTTCTGTTTTTGGAATGCTTGGTTTGACGGAGTTGGTTTTCATATTTTTTCTATCGTTCGCGCCGCGCCCCGAAGGGCGCGATGCGCGAAGAATCTCATCTGCGATAGCAGATAGATTCTATCTATCTATCTGGGGAGGTATTGGTTCATGGTAGGTATCGTTTAGCTTTCGCGTAGGTTTCGCGTAGGTTTATAGGCGCATTTTGGTCGAGCTGTGTTCAGCTTGAGGTTTCTTGGGACGACCTCCTTTTTTCCCGTTCTGCGAACTGGAGAGGAGTTTCCTATTCGTTTCCTGCCATTGGTGCATAATGAACTTTTCTCCCTGCCTTCTCGCGTATCCAGAAGCGACCAGAGCATCCTCCAGCGTTTTAGGATCGCCACTCCATCCAGCAATAGCGGCTATGATTTCGGAATTTTTCTCAATTATTTCGCTCTTGCGAAATTGGCATTGCGCCCAAAGTTTCAGAAGACAAAAAACGCCTTCGTATCCAGCCATTCTAATGAGAATTTTTGTTTTGTAGTGGTCTGGAAAGTCTGGTGACAGAATCATTGGTTTTTTTTAGGTAATTTTGTAGATTTTGGTCTGCTTCGGTTTCATCCCACTTGTCGGAAGAAGTTAGAATTTCAACCCAATTGCCATTTATTTTGATTTCCCAATCCCATAAACGGCATCCGTCGATTATATTCTCCCACTTCCTAATAGGGTATCCGCGCCACTTATATCCCTTCATCTGCTATGCTTCCCCGAAGGTTAAAAATTCCTTTCAAGTCCGGCTCATTCTCCATAATCAATCTTGCATAAAATGGAGTGAAATCATTGGACAACTTGTAAGGCTCATCGGTCGTTGTCGCCAAGAAAAAATTCCAGCGCAAGACTTCATAAAGCATTTTCATTCCAATAACTGCACTCGGTCGCTTTCTTCTAAATTGTCTGGCGAGGCGAATAAGTTCCTCATACACGGCGGGATTTTCCGAATGGAATTTCCTAAATCTTTTTGCTGATAATGAAGTATCTTTCTCAAAAAGCAATTCTGCTTGGGTCATATTTATAGTTTTGGTGGTAAAACCGCAAAGAATTGTAGGTGAATTTGCGGTTTAGCGTTTGCGTTGTGGCTTATTCCAGTTTCTGTCGATGTAGTTTTGTATTTTTTGTAAATCGGCTATTGCCTCATCCCTCCCACTCGGAGAATCATCGTATGTATGTTTGTAAGGTGGTAATGGCTCGGCTCTTGCGATACGGGCGCCCACAGGACAATCATTCAAGCAAATGGTTAACCGAATGGAGAGGGAGTGTTGCAATTTTTAAGCTAATTGTTAAAACGGCTCATCCTTCTTTTTGAGCCATTCGATTTTTTCATCGCCGTGTATCCAGCGAACAACTTTGTTGTTTTTGTATTCCGAATCGGAATTGTAATCCTCTCCAATATACGCAACGGCTTTTTCGCCGATTAAATCTTCGGCATTGATTTCCACATCTTCGCCTTCGACCGTTGCTTTTCCTATTGAGGCAAGGAAACAATCAATAATCGGAGCGGCGGCTGAAACAAATGTAAGGTATTCCCAAATGATCGGGCCATCGCCTTCTTTGAGGAGGACTTTGACCTCCAGTTTGATCATTTCGTTTCCTCGTGAGCTAATTTTCTCGGTGGCTTTTACAATTTCCACCTCGTAAATGTCTGGTTTAACAAAGTAAACCTTTGCTGACTGCGGTTTTCCTGCGGTGTATGTTGGCATGGTATTATTTTTTTGTTGTTTGTCGGAGTTGGGTTGTCGGCGCTCCAACTTTTATCGCCGTATTATCGGATTCCACGCCGTTTTTAGCGCAGAATTCCAAATAACTCTTTTCTGTCATTTTCCCGCCCATTGCGAGAATAATTGTGGATTTGTCAATTTTTTCGGAGGCTTTTGTAATCGCTTCGGCGTCCACATATTTGCGTCCGCTGACCGAGATTAGCTTCCATCCTTCTATCGTTTCTCCTCTTTCGAGGCGAGCCCTCGCTTCTTCCTGTAAAGGCTCCGCGAGTTCCTTCTCTGCGAGTTTCCAATCGCGAAGGAAAGCTCCCAAGGAAGTCTCATTGGACAAGATACGCTCTCTGATTTTTTCGAGGGTATTTCCTGTTGTTTCTGGGATTAAAGCTAATGCGGACTCCGCTTGGCGAACAATTGCCCCGCAATGATTATAATGCTTGCACCATGAACAATATTCGCACGGCGTTGGTTTGGTTTCTGCGTTTGTTGCTTTATACAAAATCCGTTCTAACATTTTCTCCGCTTCATCTTGCGAAAAGCAATATGTGCGTGTAATTTTCTGATCAACATAAATTACATGAGCGGTCCAATTTTCTTCAAAATTATCACGCATACAAGCAAGACTGTAAGCCGCAAGCTGTTCGCGGTAATTCCTTGTTTGTCCAGTCTTTATGTCGGAAACCCATTTTTTGTTCCAGCAGGCGGCATCTGCTGTTCCCATTTTAGATAATTGCGGAACTCCCATCGCAAGGAACTCCTCGCGAGTTTCAACAATTTCTCCATCGGCGAGGCGCATTAACTCTTTCGCCCCCCATATAACACTTGCGCAATCTTCCTCGGAAGGTTCATCACCAAGGATTTTCTTTAAGGCTTGATGCGCTTTTTTCTCCAGACTGACAATGGGATCAAACTGGCATTCCCAAACAACTTGACGAATAGCATTGTCAATATTTGTTCCGCGATTAACTGCGGTCTTGTCACGAATTTCTGACCCTTCATATAGGGCGCATTCGGCTAATTTTGGTAAAATGGATGGACTAACCTCTTTCATTTTTGAAGTCCTTTCCATTTTTCTACCGCCACCATGAAGTCTTCAATTTTGGAATATATTTTGTTCAAATAAGCGGCATCGCAATCTCGCCAAGTTTGATTTTTTTGGATGTTTCCTTTAGATTGTAGAAATCCATTAACATACGCCTCGTTGTCTTCCAGAATTTGAGTTGCGTCTGTTTTGTTTTCTGCGACAGGTATTAACAAAGTTGGTTTTTCTTCCTCTTTTTGCTGAAACAAATGTGCAACGCCGCTCCACTCCATTGCCAATTCATCTGGAAGTCCAGATCGGGTTTTGGCATCGTATGCGGCGGAATGTGTTGTCAGAATGATTCGGTCTTTTCCGCCAACCGCTTTGCCTTTGCCCGTTTCGCTTGTGGTTACTTTGGTCTTGAAACGCATAAACCATAACTCATCCGCCCACTCTTTAACCAACGGGGATGATTGTTTGGATAATTTGAGTTCATATCGGTCGTAGGAGGCAATCGCATCTGGAGCCTCAAATCTTTTGATTTGGCTATGCGCAATCAAAACAACATTTTTGTTAGCGTCGATGACTTCATCCAGCGTGGTGAGTAGGCGCGACATTTTTTCCGCGACCATTACCCAGCCTTTGCCAAATCCAAAATCTTCGATGGAGCTTTTTTTGTTTGTCGCCAGCAAATCTTCAATACACAGGCGTTCCGCCCAATCTATGCTATCAATCACAATGGTTTCAAACTCCATTGCTTTTGCTTCGGTAATCGCGGCGAGCAAATCTTTCCAGTTTGCGATTTCTGCCCGTGTAATATCCAAGTGGGATGTTCCTTGTTCAATATCCAAGAAAAGCGGACTTGGAAACTTGCTGGCGAATGTGGTTTTTCCTACGGATTCAACTCCGTAAAGGCAAACCCGTTGTGCTTTTTTTCTGACTCCTTTTGTTATTTTCATATCTATCTATTTGGTTTTGGTTGGTTTAGTTGGTTTGCGGCATATACGGCAACCGCAAGTGCCGCCCACTTATGTGAGGAAATTCCATAGGTCGCGCCTTTGTTTTTTTTTGTGCCTTGTTCTCCAAGTAGGTCAATCAATGCTTGGCGGACATTTCCATCCTTCGCTCGCATTGATCCGCATAAAAACATTTTGATGTCCTTTCGGTAAAGTTTTATGCTCGGCGCGTGGCTAACCTCAATAAATCTTCCGATCCATAAACAGGTTTCAAACACCGACTTGCCTACCGCCATTCCGTAGGAAGCAATCATCTCAAGAGCACAAATATCATATTCGCGACCAATAAGGATTTGTCGCATCTCGGTATTCGGCACATAACCGCTGTCTAAAATCTCGCCAGCTTTGTAAATAACAAACGCCGAATGTTCTGGCCCCGCATCAATCGCAAATATTGTTTTCATTTGAAAGCGGCAAATTTGATTCTGCTATGGCAAAGTCCTAAAGCATTACAAATTTCCTTAAATGCTTTGGATCGCAAAAAAACAATCGCCGACCTTTGCGATTGGTCGTGGATATGTTTCGCATATTTTCTGCGAAAATTCCGTTCAATTTTTATATCAAGAACCGCTTGCCGTATTATTCCACAAGCAATTTCTCTGGTAAATCGAAGCTCGTTTTCAATCGTTTGGTAGTCGGAGGAATTATTTTTCATTTTTCCGAGTATAGGATATCTGCTTTTTGCTTTGGAAGGAGGAGGAGCGATTCTCCGAGCGTCCTTTTGCGTTAGGAAAATAGGAACTTTTGAAACGCGGCTTTTCTGGATTGGTTCGCATTATTTTCAAAACAGCGGCTGGGTCCAAACTTGAACTGGTAATTTCAATGGCTCTCATTTTTCTGAAATAAATTTTAAAGCGGACTTGTAATCTGTGAACATTTTTAATCTGGAATTGTTATTCCAAATGTAATAAAACCCATCCTCATCAACGGAAAAATTGTAATTCTGTCCAATTTCTTTCGCGCAAATCGCAAGAGTTTCCAGATTGTCGATTTTTTGGTCTGCGGTTTCTTTGCTCATAAAAATAAGATTTTTGGAGAGGGGGAGGTTTTATCCTCCCCCGTTCCCATTTATTTAGTTGAGGTATGCTTCGGCGAGGTTCCAAAGGTTACGGTTAATTTCAATATCCGCCAGCGGTGCGGTGATTCGGCGAATTCCACTTCCGCGCCCCGCGCCTTGCGTTAGATTTTCTTGGATGCGGTTGTAAACATTCCAGAGGCTATTTTGCGCATCCTCGGCGCGGCGTGTATTGAGCGTTGTTGCGAGGCGATTATTCCAGCGTGCGCTTTCGCGGAAATATTGTTCGCGGGTTTCTGCTTCTTGCTCTACGGGCTTGTCATAACGGAGGCGGAGCGCATTGGTAGCAAATTCGTTGATCTCTGTAATGGTCAACTGGCGACTTCCCATTTTGGAAACTTGTTCGCGGAGGCGACCCGCGCCGCTGATTAACTGATGCACGCCGTTGTGAATTGCTTCCAAGGAAATTTGGCGATGGGAGAAAGCAATCTCATCGTGGGATGATCCGCTTACCATGCCGTTGCTACAAACAAGACGGAAGATTCCGAGCGTCATTCGGAACTTGCTGGAACCATCGTGCGAGTTCATTACAAGGACTTCGGGAAAATAATCCCCGACTTGTGGAAGAAGATCGCTATGGCGCATACGAACAAAGTGGCGTTGGAAACCCAATTTGATCGGGTCTTTTGTCCGCTGGATGTCCACTTTACGAATGGAAAAGCCCTCGTCGGTAAGGCTTTCAATAATGGAACGGCTTGAAATAAAGCCGTATTTGCTGGATCGGTTGCTTGCGGCGTGCTGTGCGTCAATCGCCGTTAGCTTATTGAGTTGAGTTTCGGTGCTGGGGTTAATATCAATGGTTGTCATATATTTAGGTTTGGGATTGGTTTTGTTTCGGTTTATCTCCAGACGCATCTTGCGCCGTTCGATGTTGTGAATTATTCGGTAACAATTCGGAGAGTAAAACAATTTGTTTTGTTTTTTTTCAACAAAACACTTTACATATCTTTTGAGCTAATAGGAGACGCGATGTCCAAGCGTTCGCTTTAATAAAAAAAAAATTATTTAAGCAAAAATGTCCTTCTTTGAATTGACTCTTTCCCGCATTTGAGCGAGCGTCAAACCCGTTGGCACTTCATAATGCGGGAGATCGGCGAAGGATTTCCAATCGCCGCCCCAATTTAAGCCAAGTGATCGTGACATTTCTCCGACTTCCTTATAAAGCGGGGAATCCGCGAGGTAGAGTCCAGATTTGAAAAGCCCGATGTCCCATGCCGTGCCGAAATTATGGTTGCTATATCCGGCTCTCGCGTTTGTCACTTTCGGCCCTGCCGTTGTCCTGCCTTTTGCGTATAACGCATCTTGCTCCGCATAGGTTCGGAG